CAGCTCATGCGCATCGCCGTCAAGGGCGTCGCCCGCGACGGCGAAGCCCTCGTCCGCATCGTGCGCGGGCGCGACCTGCCCAACGGCCTCGCCCTGCAGCTGCTCGAGCCCGACCGCCTCGACGAGAACCTCAACCTCAGCACCGCATCGACCACCATCCGCCAGGGCGTCGAAATCGACGCCGCCGGCCGCCCCGTCGCCTACTGGGTAAAGACCAAGCACCCCGGCGAGCGCTACGCCGGCGCCGCCGAGACCGAGCGCATCCCCGCCGCCGAGCTGATCCACCTCTACCTGCCCGAACGCGCCGAACAGGTGCGCGGCTACACCTGGTTCCACGCCATCCTGCTGCGCGCCCACCAGCTCGCCGGCTACAACGACGCCGCCGTGCTCGCCGCCCGCATCGGCGCCTCCAAGATCGCCGCCCTCGAGCGATCCGAAGAAGCCCCGCCCGACGCCGCCGCCAGCATGGCCGACGCGCAGGTCGGCAACGCCCTGCAGATGAACGTCGAAGCTGGCGAACTCTTCGAACTGCCGCCCGGCTACAAGCTCAACTCCTGGGACCCGGAATACCCGCACCAGGGCTTCGAGAGCTTCGTCAAGGCCGCCATGCGCGGCATCAGCGCCGGCCTCGATGTCGCCACGCACAACCTCTCCGGCGACATGACCGACGTGAACTACTCCAGCGCCCGCATCGCCGAGCTGGCCGAGCGCGAGCAGTGGATGCAGCTGCAGGACTGGTTCATCGCCGCCTTCTGCGAGCGCGTCTTCCGCGAGTGGCTCTCCGGGGCGCTGCTGCGCGGCGACATCCTCTTCAACAGCGGCAAGCCGCTGCCCGCCGAAAAGCTCGGCAAGTTCATCGACGCCTCCTGGTTCCGCGGCCGGCGCTGGAAGTGGGTCGACCCCGCCAAGGAAATCACCGCCTTCAAGGAAGGCGTCGCGCTCGGCGTCACCAGCCGCACGCGCCTGGCCGCCGAGCAGGGCGAGGACATCAACGACATCCTCGACGAACTCGCCCAGGAGGAAGAAATGCTCGACGCCGCCGGCCTCAAGCCCGCGCCGCCGCCGGCGCCGCCCAAGCCGCAGGACAGCGAATCCTCCAAGGCCATCGCCGCCGCGCTGGCGGCGCTCGCCGCGCGCGAAGCGCCCGCGCCGAACATCACCAACCACGTCACCGTACCCGAGCGCGAAGTCCGCGTCGATGTCGCCCCGGCCGCCGTCACCGTCCAGCCGGCCGAGGTGCGCATCGAGAACACCATCCCGGAGCGCGACGTCCACATCGAGGCCGTCATCAACACCCCGCACCCGGAGCGCAAGGTCACGGAAATCGAGCGCGACGCCTCGCACAAAGCCGTGCGCATGGTCGAAACCTACGAAATGAGGCACTGACATGGCCAACGCCCTCTACGACCCCGGCCGCGAAGGCTTCCTCGACGGCAGCATCGACTGGGACACCAACGACATCCGCGTCATGCTGGCGCTGTCCACCTACACATTCAGCGCCGCGCACAAGTTCATTTCCGACCTGGGCGCCGGCGGCATCCGCAGCGGCGAAGCGCTCGGCCTGCCGCTCGTTAGCGCCGGCGTGCGCAGCCGCGCCCGCCGCGACCGCGAGCTCCTCTCCCTGCGCCACTTTTTGCCTTAACCGCGCCAAGACAAGAACGCATCCTGCCCGCATTCCATACAGGAGCGCGGGCATGTTCAAGCGGACGGTCGAGGCGGGTGCGAAGCGGGCGGCTGACGAATCGCTGCTCGAACTCTCCTTCTCGTCCGAAGCGCCCTACGAGCGCTTCTTCGGCATCGAAATCCTGCGCCACAGCCCCGAGTCGATCGACCTCATGCGCCTGGGCGATGGCCGCCATCCCTTCCTGGTCGGCCACGACACCGAAAAGCAGGCCGGCGTCGTCTCGCGCGCCTGGCTCGATGAGCAGGACAGGAAGGGCCGCGCCGCCGTCAAGTTTTCGCGCGGCGCCCTCGGCCAGGAGATCCGCCAGGACGTCGAGGACGGCATCCGCAGCCTGATCTCGGTCGGCTACTTCATCGACGAGATCGAGGAGGTCGAAAAGGCCGCCGACGGCACGGAAACCGTCCTGCGCCGGCTGTCCGGCGACGAATTCAAACGCGAAATGGAAGAAGCACACGGAGCGGACTTCTACCGCGCCGGCCCGGCGGCCGCGCGCGCGAAGGGCTCCGAGCCGCCGACGTTCGTCGTGACGCGGTGGCAACCGTTCGAGGTCTCGGTGGTCCCGGTGCCTGCGGACGTGACGGTGGGGATCGGCCGCTCGGCTGGCGCCAAGGACGACCCGAAGCCTGCAGTGAAAGCCCCTCTCATCACCCTGGAGACCCCGAAAATGGATCAGAAGACCCCCGCCGAGCTCGAGATCGAGCGCCGCGACGGCATCGCCGCCATCGGCGCGCAGTACGTCGAGCGCGGCTACATCACCGACAAGGACGTCGCCGAGGCCATCCGCAACGGCCGCAGCCTCGACCAGTTCCGCGACTTCATCATGCAGAAGATGGAGACGCGCCACACCGACGTGTCGCAGCTCCACGTCGGCATGACGCCGAAGGAGGCCAAGCGCTACAGCCTGGGCCGCGCCCTGGTGGCCGCCGTCACCGGCGACTGGACCAAGGCCGGCCTCGAGCTCGAATGCTCGCGCGCCGTCGAGAAGATCATGGGCCGCGCGCCCGAAGGCTTCTTCGTCCCGCCCGACATCTGGCGCCGCGACTTCAACGTCGGCACCGCCACGGAAGCCGGCAACCTCGTGCCCACCTACCTGCGCGACGACCTCTACACCGACGCGCTGCGCAACGCCATGGTGATGGGCAAGCTCGGCGTCACCTTCCTCTCCGGCCTGTCGGCAAACCTCGACCTGCCGCGCAAATCGGTCGCCGGCACCCTGGGCATGCTGACGGAAATCGGCTCCGCCTCCGAGACCAACCCGAACATCGTCAAGGCGACCCTTTCGCCGAAGCGCATCAGCGCCTACACCGAGGTCTCGAAGCAGGCCCTCATCCAGGCCTCCATGAGCCTGGAAAACCTGATCCGCGACGACCTCGTCACCGGCGCCGCGGTGCTGCTGGAGAACCAGTGCATCAACGGTGCCGGCACCGGCGCCGAGATCCGCGGCCTGCGCAACGTCACCGGCATCGGCACCGTTGTCGGCGGCACCAACGGCCTCGCGCCCGCCTGGTCGCACTTCGTCGATCTGGAGAGCGCCTGCGCCAACGCCAACGCCGAACCGGACCGCGTCGCGGGCTACCTGCTCAACACCAAGACGCGCGGCAAGCTCAAGCAGACCCAGTTCGCCACCAACCTGCCCTTCATCTGGCAGAACGGCGACATGCCGGTGAACGGCTACCGCTCCGCGGTCAGCAACAACGTGCCGTCGAACCTCACCAAGGGCACCAGCACCACGATCTGCTCGGCGGCGCTGTTCAGCTCCGACTGGACGATGACCACCATCGGCCTGTTCGGTGCGCCCGACGTGACGGTCGATCCGTACAGCAAGGCCGACACCGGGCAGGTCAAGATCACGCTCAACCAGTTCGCCGACATGCAGCATCGTCAGCCGGCTGCGGTCAGCAAGATCGACGACCTGCTCTCGTAAGCGCAAGCGACACACGAGAGGAGGACTCGTGACCGTCAGAAAGCAGCGGCAACCCGCCCCGGCACCGGCGAAAGCCCCGGTGCCGGGGCCTTCTTACCCGTGGTGGGGCTGGGCATGACCTGGTCGCTCCACACCTCCTGCGGATTCGAATCCGACAAGATCAAGTACGAGGTCCTGCCGTACCTCACGCGCGGCGGCCTCGACATCGGCTGCGGCCCGAAAAAAGTCTGGCCGCACCTCATCGGCATCGACTCCGGCCGCGACACCGAACTCTTCGGCGTCGCCATGAAGCCGGACATCGTCGTCGGCACCGCCAGCCGGCTGCCGCTGTTCGCGGACGCCTCCACGGACGCCGTCTTCAGCTCGCACACCCTGGAGCACCTCGACGACTGGCAGGCCGCGCTCGCCGAATGGTGGCGCCTCGTCAAGGTCGGCGGACACCTCATCCTCTACCTGCCGCACCG